CAAACCCCTGCCTCGCGCAGATGGAGAAGGCCACCAACATGGTCCTCCGCCTGTCCGACCAGCTGGGGTGCACCCCGCTCGCCCGCGCCCGCATCGGCGTCACCGAGGCCGCGACCCAGTCAATGCAGGTCGACATCGCGGCGCGCATCCGTGCCATCATGGACGAGCGGGAGGGCGGGCGATGATGGGTGCCGTGGTCATGGCCGGCTGGATCGCCTACTCGGCCCTCGCACTCGCCACGGCCGCCGCCGGCATCGCCTACGTCGTGCGGGGGCTGCGGGGGCCGCGATGAAGCGCAAGAGGCCGGGCCGCTACTCGCGCGCGGGGCTGCGCGAGGCCGACGCCCGCGAGCTCATGGCCGAGGCTTGCCTCAAGTACGTCGGCAACGACGAGTACTACGGACAGCCGTTCGCGCTCGACCCGTGGCAGCGCGACAACATCTGGCGCCCCGTGTTCGCGGCGGGCAAGGCCGACCGCCGCACCGGGCGCTTCGTGCGCCGATACCGCCGCGCGCTCATAGGCGAGCCGCGAGGGCTCGGCAAGACGGCGCTCGCCACGGCCATGCTGCTCTCCGAGGCCACCATGGCGCCCGTCATGAACGGCGAGTACGGCCTCGTCGCCGACAGCCGCGACAACGCCCGCAAGGCCTACCAGTACCTGACCAGCATGGTCCGCCTGTCGCCGGACCTCTCCAAGGCGTGGCGCGTCTACCGCTCCGAGGTCCGCAACGCCGAGACGGGCGCGTGGGTGAGGATCTTCCCCAACGACGTGGGCGCCGTCCAGGGCTACCACTTCAACATGGCGATACTGGACGAGCTCCACGTCTACCGCGACGACGAGCTATGGAACGCCGTGATCTCGGGACAGGAGCGCGTGCCCAACGCCCTCACCGTGGGCATCACCACCGCGAGCGGGCGGCGCTCGGGCTTCTTGTGGGACCTCTACAGCCGCATCGCGCCGGAGGACCCCGCGTGCTGGCTCTACTGGCTCGGGCTCGACGACGACGACGACCCGGACGACGAGCGCAACTGGGCCAAGCTCATGGTCACCGACCGCATCACCATGGACCAGCTGCGCGGGCAGCGCGCCGCGCTCACCAAGCGGGCCTTCCAGCGCTACCAGCTCAACCAGTTCCCCGCGGACATGAGCGACGAGGCGTTCTTCGCCGGGCGCGACATCGGCGCCTGCCGACGGGTCGCCGCCGAGGTCGACCCGCACCGCTTCGCCGTGGCGGGGCTCGACGGCGCCGTGAACGGCGACACCCTGGGCCTGGTCCTCTACCAGGCGACCGAGGACGGGCGCGACGCCTTCCGGTCGTGGGCGTGGGACCGCCCGGTGGGGGCGCTCGGCACCTACGACCTCACCGACGTTGCCGACGTCCTCGCCGAGATAGCGCTCACGCACGACGACGTCCTGTTCGTCGCCGACCCGGCGCGCCTGTCGTTCCTCGCCAACTGGCTCGAGCGCGAGCGCGGGATCGTCCTGTGGGCGTTCAAGCAGACGCCCGGCAACATGTGCCCGGCGTCCGAGGCGCTCGGGCGCTCCGTGCGCGCGCACCGCGCCGCGTTCAGGGGCAACGCCCTGCTCGCCGACCACTGCGCCGCGGCCGTCGTGAGCGAGTCCAAGGCGTACGGCCGGCGCCTGTCCTCGAGGCGCCACGGGCAGGGCACCGACCGCATCGACCTCGCCGTCGCGGCCGCCATGGCCATGAAGGCCTACGACGACAACCTCGCCGACCACCAGGGCGGCGCCACCGGCTTCGTCGTGGACCTCTAGCGGCGGCGGGGGACGCCCGCGCGAGACTCACCAGCAGGAACCTGGACCATCCGGAGGTCACATGGCTAACCGCATCGCGGACGCCGTCCGCGTCCTCATCGGGGGGCGTGACGCCCTCTCCGACCCCTACCTCGACGTGCCCTGGCTCGGCGGCGGGCGCCGCCGCGACACCGACCACCGCGCCGAGGCCTGCCTCGACTACATGGCCTGCGAGCTCGCCAAGGCCCGGCCCATCGCGTCGCTGCCCGTCCACGTCTACGAGCACGAGGGCGGCGAGCGCGTTCGCTCCAACCACCGGGTGGCGCGCGACCTCGACCGCCTCATGCGGGGCAAGTGGAACCCGTTCTGCACGGCGTCCGCGGGACTGCGCTGGCTCGTCATCACCGCCGACACCCTCGGCACCGCGCACGTCCGCGCCGAGTGGGACCGCCGCACCGGGCGCCTCGTGCACCTGTGGCCCGTGACCGCCCGCATGGAGCCGGGCGTGAACGAGTACGGCGACGCCGTCTGGACCACGTCGGGCGACGCGCTCACCCCGGCCGGCACCTACCTCGAGCACGAGGTCGTGACGCTCACGTCCTCCGTCCCCATGCGCTGGGGCGCCGAGGGCCGCAGCCTCGCCGACGTCGCCATGGCGGCCGTTGGCCTGTCCATCGACCTCGAGCAGTTCTACACGCGCCTCCTCACCGAGGGCAACCACTTCCCGGGCTGGCTCGAGACGGACGAGGCGCTCTCGGCTGCCGACAAGCGCGAGCTCGCCGACACCCTGCGCGCCGGGGGCGGCATCGTCAACAGCGGGCAGGCGCGCCTGTTCCCCAAGGGCGTGCACTACCACCAGGTCCCGCTGACCATGGCCGAGATGGACCTCACCCGGCAGCAGGCGTGGGTCCTCGAGCGGATCTGCGCCGTGTGCGGCGTCCCGCCAACCGAGGTCGGCGACCTCACGCACTCGACCTACAGCAACACCGAGCAGCAGGCCATCCAGTTCGCGAGCAAGACGCTCGTCCCCGTCGTCCACGACATCGAGGCGGCGTTCCAGCCCGTCCTGGACTACGCCCGCCTCGAGGACACCTACGTCAGATTCTCGCTCGAGGGCCTTCTGCGCGGCACCTACGCCGAGCGCATGGAGGGCTACCGCGTGGGCATCTCGGCGGGGTTCTTTGTCCGCAACGAGGTCCGCGCGTGGGAGGACCTCCCCGCCCTGCCCGGCCTCGACGCGCCGCTCCAGCCCGTCAACTTCTACGCCATCGGCCCCGAGGGCGAGGCCGTCGTGCCCGGCTCAGAGCCCGCGACGCCCGCGCTCGCCCCGGTCTACGCCGACATGGAGTCGCGCGTCTCCGAGAGGTTCGCCCGCACTGGCGACACCCAGTCGACCCGGGACTTCGCCGCCAAGGTGCTCAAGCCGTGGGCCGAGGCGTGCCTGCTCGCGGGCGTCGCCTACGACATGGCCGCCGACATCGACAGGCTCGCCGACACCCCGGTCGAGCCGGAGGAGGTAACGGAATGACCGACATCTACGCATACGGCACCATCGGCAGCGCCGGCTGGTGGGACGACGACGGCTTCACGGCCGGGGACATGCGCGAGGCGCTCGACGGCGCCGCGGGCGACGACGTCACGGTCCACGTGAACAGCGGCGGCGGCGACGTCTTCGACGCCACCACCATGGCGGCGCTCGTGACCCAGTACCGCCTGCGCCACCCCGGCGCCACCGTCACCACGGTCGTGGAGGGGCTCGCCGCGAGCGCGGCCAGCTACCTCGGGCTCACCGCCGACGAGGTCGTCATCTACCCCGGCGCCATGATGATGGTCCACGACCCGTCGGGCGGCTGCTACGGGCAGGCGCAGGACATGCGCCGCATGGCCGACAGCCTCGACGCCGTGCGCGACTCCATCGCCGGGCTCTACGCCGACAAGGCGGGCACGCCCGCCGGCGAGTGGGTCGAGCACATGGCCGCCGAGACGTGGTACACGGCCGCCGAGGCCGTCGAGGCCGGGCTCGCCGACCGCGTCGCCGACGGCGCGCAGGCCGTCACCGCGAGCGTCGACCCGCGCATCCGCGCCGAGTGGCGCCACGCGCCCGAGCCCTACCGCGAGGTCGCGGGGGACGCCGGCGAGAGCATCCAGAACGAGGTACCCGAGGCCGGGCAGGCCGACGAGGGCGAGGCCGCGGCGCAGGGCGCCGAGGTCGGGGCGGAGGCCGCCCCGCGCGCCATCTACGCCGGCGGGACCGTCCTCGTGACCAGGCAGTAGGCACCTATCCCGCTAGGAGGGGACATGAACGCCATCCAGATCATCGACCGCATCAACCAGGTCCGCGAGCAGGCCGCGCAGGCCGCCTCCGAGGGCCGCACCGAGGACGCCCTGCGACTCGGCGGCCAGCTCGACGAGCTCAACGCCCAGCTCGAGGACGCCATCCGCCGCGAGGACGCCGCGCGCGCCGTCGCCAGCACGCTCGGCGGCGCAGCCCCCGAGTGGCGCCCTCGCAACGTCGCCCAGGCCTTCCTCGGCCCCCGCGACCAGTTCGCCGGCGTGAGCATCGTGCCCGAGGACGGCCTCTCCAACATCACCAACGCCGTGAGCGGCCTGCCCAAGCCCATCGAGACAGACCGCGACATCCCCGCGCTCCAGCGCCTGTCCGCCGGCTTCGTCGACTCGCTCGCCAAGGGCCGCACCGACGGCGACATCCGCTACATGCAGGCTGGCACCTACACCAACGCCGCCGCCGCGTGGACCGAGGGCACCAACAAGCCCGAGAGCTCCTACACGTGGGTCGAGCAGGTCGCCCACATGCAGATCATCGCCCACCAGACGCCCGTCTCCGTCTTCGCGCTCAAGCACTACGGCCAGCTCGAGGACGTCATCGAGAACGAGCTCATGGTCGGCCTGCGCAACGCCGAGGACGTCGCCGCCCTGTTCGCCAACAACTCCACCACCGGCATCGTGGGCGTGACCCAGACCGCCGACCCCTACACCAAGGTCGCCGCCGACAACCTCTACGACACGATCGTCAAGATGAAGGCCAAGTCGCTCGCCAACACCGCGCTGGCCCCGACCCACGTGGCCGTGGCACCCGAGGTCGCAACCGCGCTCGAGCTGCTCAAGACCAACGGCGGCGAGTACCTCCGCCTCTACGAGAACGGCCGCATCGCCGGCCTCCAGGTCGTCGAGGACGTCAACCTCTCCGTCACCGTCGAGGGCACGACCCGCTCCGGCATCCTCGTCTACAGCGCCAACGCCGCCACCTGGTTCACCGCCGAGGAGAACGAGGTCCTCATGGGCGTCATCGACAAGCAGTTCATTCAGAACACCCGCACCATGCTGGCCGAGGGCGAGCACGCGCTCAAGGTCACGCACCCCAAGTCGTTCGTCTACGCCGCGTCCGTGCTCTAAGGACTAGGAGGGCTCGTGGTAATCCAGGTCACACCGGGGACCACGGTCCGCGTCACGCCCCGAGACGCCGCCACCCTCGCGCTGGGGGAGGCGGCGGCCGGGGCCGCCGTGGCGTTCGCGCCCGCGCTGGGCGAGCCCGTCACGGCCGAGGCTGACGAGGCCGGGCAGGTCGCCGTCCCGACGTTCCAGCCGCCCGAGCTCGTCTCCGTCACGTGGGACGAGGGCGGCGTCTCGTGCGCGGCGACCGTCGAGGTCGTCCAGTCGCACTACTGCTCGCTCGCCGACGTCCTCGGCCACGGCGCCGAGGGCGACACGCCCGAGGACCACGGCGCCGACGAGGCCGCCGCGTGGGAGGCGCGCGCATGGGCCACCGAGGTCGTGGAGCGCAACGCCCGCAGGCGCTTCGTACCCACGCTCGTGGTCCAGGACGCCATGCCCTCCGGCAGGGTCGAGCCGCTCGACTGGCCCGACGCCACGGCCCTCACGTGGGAGCCGGACGGCGCCATGGCCGTCCCCGTCGGCGACTCGGCGGTGGTCGTGGCCGCGCCGCGCCAGCTCGTGCCCGCCCCGGTTCGCCTGACCTACCGCGCCGGCCTCGCGTCGGTGCCCGCGGCCATCCGCGCCGCCACCGCCGCGCTCGCGGCGTCTCGCCTCGTGCCCTCGCGCATCCCCGACAGGGCCACGGGCGAGAGCACCGACGCCGGCATGCTCCACTTCACGCTCGCCGGCATCGACGGCGCCACGGGCATCCCCGACGTCGACGCCTCCATCGAGCAGTGGGGCCGCAAGAGGGCGGCGGTCCTGTGAGCGCCACGGCGTTCAGGGCCCCGCGCGACCGCGTCCTCGAGCTGCTCGAGGCGGCCCTGGCCCCCGAGGTCATGGCCGAGGCGTACCCCGGCGTCCAGCCCCCGGCCGTCAGCGTCGGCGGCAGGCCGTCCCAGCCGCCCTGCGAGGTCATCGTGCGGGAGCTGCCCGCCAACGTGACCTTCGACCGCGTCAGCACGTGCCCGATGCCCCGCGCCACGTGGACCATCGAGGTCGACCTCATGGCCACCAACGCCGACCTCGTCCGCGCGTCCGACGCCGTGCTTGCCTACGCCGACGCCCTCGTGCAGGTCGTCGGCGCCGACAGGACACTGGGCGGCACCGTCCTCACGGCGACGCCCGAGATCTCCTACGTCGGCACGAGCGGCACGTCCAAGGGCTCCTACGTCGCGGCGATAGCGGCGGGCGTCCGGTGCGTGAGCGACCCCGTGAACAGCAGGAACGAAACGATATGGGAGGTGGTCGCATGACCACGTACAAGGCCACAAAGGCCTTCGCCATCGGCACGGGCGGCCTCGTGACGTCCTACGCCATCGGCGACGTCGTCCAGCCGGCGCACGCCATGATCGCGCCGCAGTTCGTCGGCGAGGACGGCGCCGAGCCGCCCGCCGACAAGCCCAAGACAAGGACCAGGAACAAGGCCGCCAAGACGGCCGGGAAGAAGGCATAGATGAGCATCAACGTCGGCATCGGCCTCGTGGGCGCAGCCCTCCAGGCAGACGACAACACCCCCGCCGCCGCGCCCGCGTACGCGCACGGCCTCACGGGCGGCTCGCCCATCTCCATCGAGCGCTCGGCCTCGAGCGCGTCGGTGGCCTGCGGCGTCCGCACCGACATCGACGGCTACGTCGAGAGCATCGACGTCTCCCCGTCGTTCGAGACGCTCGGCTACGCCGACGTCCTGCCCCTCTACTACTACGCCGCGCTCGGCAAGATCGTGAGCACGGCGGGCAGCACGTCGGGCACCTACACCCACACCGTCACCCTCGGCGACGTCCTGCCCAGCCTCACCGTCTGGGGACAGGTCGGCGCCGGCAACTTCGGGCGCACCGACGGCTGCAAGGTGAGCGCGCTCAACATGTCCCTCACGGGCAACGAGCCCGCCTCGTTCTCCGTCGAGACGGCGGGCAAGAACCTCACCTTCCTCGACGCCACCCCGTTCACGGGCGTCGACCCGTCGTGCTTCGACGGCTACTTCGTGCCCACCGAGGGCACGTTCCTGCTCGACACCGCCGGCAGCACCCCGGCCGCGGCCGTCATCACCGAGGCGTCCATCGACATCTCCAACGACGTCGAGGCCTTCCGCGGGCTCGGGCAGGTCATGCCCGCAAGCATCGGCGAGAAGAAGCTCACCGTCTCGCCGTCGTTCACCGTCGTGCCCGACGACATCACGCCCTACCGCAAGATGGTCACCGGCTCCGCCAACGGCACCACGCCCTCCGGCTCCATGGTCTACGGCTCTGCGCGCATCGTCCTCCAGCACTCCGTGAACCCAAACTTCACCATCGAGTTCGACATCCCGCGCATCCCGTTCACCGCCGACTTCGTCGACGTCGACCCGGACGGCGGCAACGGCGAGTTCACCTTCACCGCCGACAGCGCCTACGCCACCGGCGCGGGCGGCACCCCCGTCACGGTCACCATCACCAACGGCGTGGAATCCTACGCCGCCTAACGTCAACAACCAACCAACCAAGAGCAAAGGAGCAGGCCATGGCAAGGAGAGGGACCCCGGACTTCGGAATCGGCACCGTCACCGTTGGGAGGCTCGACGGCACGGGCGAGCCCGTCTCCGTCCCGTTCACCCCGGCGGCGACCATCCGCACGCAGGTGCTCTCCGAGCGCTCAGAGGTCGCGCGCCGCTCGCCCGGCTACGCCATGGCCTACTTCTCGCTCGCCGACAGCGGCCGCCTGCCCGAGCTGGGCATGACGCCGCCCGAGGACTGGCGCGACGCCCGCGCCGTCGAGGACGCGCTCCTCGAGTTCTTCGCCAAGTTCGGCCTCGAGTCCGGCGAGGGCGCCGACGAGGGCGACGAGCCGGGCCCTACGACGGCGAGCGAGTAGCGCTCGCGTTCCTCCGCATCTTCGGCATGGCGACGGGCACCGACGTGGTCGGTGCCCTCTCCATGGCCCACGACCACCCCCGCATCTTCGACGCCGCCATCTGGGGCACGGGGGACGCCCACCGTAACTTTGGCGAGACGTCCCAGAAGGCCCACGACCGCATCCTGCGGGAGCGCGAGGAGATGAGGGCCCGTGCCCGTTGACAAGTACGGCCTGCGCACCATCGGCGAGGGCGGCGGGAGCCGGTCCACCATCGACATGGTCGCCGAGCTCGGCGGGTGGAAGGCACTCCGCGAGACGCTCCGCGCGTTCGACGAGGGCGCCGAGCGCACCATGGTCCGCGCCATCCAGTCCACCGCCGACAAGGTAGTGGGCGACGCGCGCGGCAAGGCGTCCCCGTGGGCGCGCACGGGCGCGTTCATGCGCTCCATCGGCCGCCGCACGATGCCGCGCGGCATCCGCATCGCCACGACCGACCCCGCTGGCGGCGTGCTCGAGTACGCGCACCCCGGCGCGCGCAGCCTGTCCGGCAGGCGCGTCGGCACGCCCCAGGGCGCGCCGAACAAGGCGATCACCAAGGCCGTCGAGGACAACCAGGACTGGATCGTGGACCGCGTCGACGCCGCCCTCGCGCAGGCGCTCGCCAAGGTCCGGGGGGAGTAGCCCATGGGCAGAGCGTCACTGACCATCGCAATCTCCGGCTCCTACAACGGCAAGGCCGTCGAGCGGGCCGAGAAGTCCCTCGAGCGCCTCGCCATCAGGGCCGCCGCCGTCAACGGCGGGGTCGGCGCGTCGCTCGCGGGCGTCGGCGGCAAGGTCGCCGAGGCGGGCGGCAGGATCTACAACGCCGGGCAGCAGATGGCGGACATGGGCGACAGCCTCACGCGCAACGTGACCGTCCCCATCGTGGCCGGCGCCGCCGTGGCCGTGCAGGCCGCCACCGACCTCGACACGGCCTTCACCAACGTCCGCAAGACCGTCGACATGGACGCCGAGAGCCTCGAGGCGCTCAGGCAGGGCGCCATCGAGCTCTCGAAGGTCCAGCCCGTGAGTGCCGAGGACATCCTCAACGCCGAGGCGCTCGGCGGTCAGCTCGGCATCGCCAACGAGAACCTCGAGGACTTCGCCCGCGTCGTATCAGGCCTCGACATCGCCACCGACATGGAGCTCGAGGACGCGGCCATGAACCTCGCCCAGTTCGCCAACATCGTCGGCATGGACCAGGCGAACATGGAGCGCTACGGCTCCACCATCGTGGCCCTGGGTAACAACTTCGCAACCACCGAGAGCGCCGTCTCCGACATGGCCATGAGGGTCGCGGCGGCGGGCCATCAGGTCGGCATGAGCGAGGCCGACATCCTCGGCCTGTCCACGGCGCTCACGTCCATGGGCATCAGCGCCGAGGCGGGCGGCACGGCCATCTCCACCATCATGAGCCAGATCGACAAGGACGTCGCCACCGGCTCCGAGGGGCTCGCCACGTGGGCCGAGACGGCGGGCATGAGCGCCGACGAGTTCGCCGCCGCATGGAGGGGCGACCCGGTCGACGCCCTCTCCGCCGTGCTCACCGGCATGGACGGCGCCGTCGAGAGCGGCGGCAACATGGCCGTCATGCTCGAGGACCTCGGCATCACGAGCCTGCGGCAGACCGACACCATGAAGCGCCTGGCCTCAAACTCGACCCTGCTGGGCGACGCCGTCGACATGGCCAACCAGGCGTGGGAGGAGAACAGCGCGCTCCAGGCCGAGGTCGACAACCGCAACGACTCGCTCGCCTCCAAGTTCCAGGTCCTCCAGAACCGCGCGCACGCCGTGGCCGCCGAGGTCGGCGAGCCGCTCGCAGACGCGCTGCTCGAGGCACTCGAGGCCGCCGAGCCGCTCATCCACGGCTTCGAGGACGCCGCCCGGGCGTTCGCCGAGGCCGACGAGGGCACCCAGCGCATGGTCGTCTCCATGGTCGCGGCGGCGGCAGCGGCGGGCCCGCTCCTGTCCGTCACGGGCAGGCTCACCAAGGGCGTGGGCGGCGTCGTCGTGGGCGTTGGCAAGGGCATCCAGACCATGGGCACCTTCGCCGGCGCCCTCACCACCACCAACTACAAGGCCGTCGAGGCCTACAAGAAGGCCGGCACGCTCGCCACCAAGCTCGGCCTCGCGGGCAACAAGGCCGTCCGCGCGGCGGGCGGGGTCGACGCATTCGTCGCCGCCGAGAAGAAGGCCGCCAAGGCCGCGGGCGACGCCGCCGAGAGCGTGGCGGAGCATGGCACCGAGAGCGCCGGGCTCGCGTCAAAGGCGGGCTCCGCCGCCGCGGGCGTGGCAAAGCTCGCCGGGGCGTTCGGCGTGGCCGTCGTGGCCGTCGCCGCCGCAAACGCCGCCATAAAGGAGGCCACCGGGTTCAACGACCTCGTCGAGGGCGCGGAGCGCGCCCGCGCCGGGCTCGGGGACTTCGCCGGGGCGTTCGAGGGCGTCGAGCCGCACGCGGCAAACTTCGACCTCGCCATGAGCACGAGCGGCCAGAGCGTGAGCGACCTCCAGGGCACCGTCGACGAGTCCATGCGCGTCATCGCGTCCACGATCGAGGAGAACCTCACCAACGCCGGCGTCATCACCGAGGAGGGCGCGCAGCGCATCGCCGACGCGCTCCAGGCGTCGCTCGACGCCACGGCCCAGAAGGCCGAGGGCTACGGCGCGGTCATCCAGGCATACGGCGAGACGGTCGGCGACTCGCTCGACGCGACCTCCTACGCCCAGTACGTGACCGACGTCAACGCGGCCTTCGAGCAGGGCGCCGACGACCTCGACGCGACCCTCCAGCAGCAGGTGCAGGCCATCTACGCGGCCCACCAGGCCATGGGCGACGTGGGCTCCGAGGCCTACGAGGCCGACCTACAGGCGGCCAAGGACGCCCACGCGAGCGCCCTGGGCGAGCTCGAGAGCTACCGTGACGACGCCATCCGCACGGCGGGCGACATGTTCGGCGAGCTCACGCCCGAGCTCGAGCAGGGCTGGTCCGACGCCGCGGCGGCGACCAAGACCTTCGACGACGGCATGCGCGGCTGGGCGGCGTCAAACCCCGTCTACTCGCAGTTCGCCCGCGACAGCGTCGCCGGCGACTTCGCCCGGCTCACCACCGACCTCGACAGCGGGGCCACCGGCGCGTGGCTGGCCGTGCAGGCGGCGACCGTGGCGGCGGGCGGCGAGCTCGACGCGGCGAGCGCCCAGAACGTCGCCAACATCCTCGGCGCGTTCGACGGCCTGCCCGACTACCTCTCCGAGGACGGCACCGCGGCCATGCAGGCGCTGGCGGCGTCCGTCGAGGCTGCGGGCGTCGACCTCGGCGACACGTCCAACATGACCGGGCAGCAGATCGTCGACGCCCTGCGCGGCAAGTTCGGCGAGCTGCCCCCGGCGGCCACCGACGTCTCCGCCGCGACACAGGCCAACCTCGCGGCGGGGCTCGCCAACACGAGCCGGGCGCAGGCGGCGGCGTCGACCCTCTCCCACGCCGTCGACGGCTCGCTCGGCGGCATGGCGGCCGCGTCGCTGGCGCGCGGCACCGCGGCGTCCGCGGGCGTCGCCTCCGGCCTCAACAGCGGGCGCGGCGGCGTCTCCACGGCCGCCCAGTCGCTGGCCCGCGCGCAGCAGGCGGCGGACGCCTCCGGGAGCGCCTACTCGTGGGGCAGCCACCTGGGCAACAACATCGCGAGCGGCCTGCGCGGCGCGCTCGGCGCGGTCGGCAGCGCGGCGAGCGACGTGGCGTCGAGGATCGCGGCGTACCTCAAGCACACCACGCCCGAGATGGGCCCGCTGGCAGACGACGACCTGTGGGGCGGCCACCTCGTGGCCAACGTCGCCGACGGCATGGTCGACGGCATCCCCGAGCTGCGCCGCGCGGCCATGGCAGACGCCGCCGCCATCGAGCGCGCGTTCGCGCCCGACCTCGCGGCGCCCTCCTACGCCAAGGGGCCCGGCCTGTCGGCGGGGGCCACCACGTGGGCCAACAGGGCCGACCAGTACGCGGCGACGGGCGCCGGCAACACCTACATCCTCCAACTCGACGGCAACGCCCTGCCCATGACGGACCGGGTGCGCGGCGCGGTGGAGGTCATCTTCGACGAGATAGAGAGGGCGAGGGCATCCTATGCCGGTTAGTCAGGGGAAGTACACCATCAGGCTGGCGAGCGACCCGTCCAAGGCGCTCATGACCCCCACGGGCCTGCCGGTGAGCGGCTCCAACGTGGTCCTCGGCGCCGCCGAGAGCTACCGCGCCCTGTGGGACCTCACCTACCGCCCCGACGGCACGGCGCGCATCCTCTCGTCGCGCGCGGGCAAGTCCGCCGACGTCTACCGCGCGTCGCTCGTGGCCGGCGCCAACGTGCAGCTCTACAACGACCACGGCTCGAGCAACCAGCAGTGGGACCTGGTCGACCGCGGGACAACCGTCTCGTACGGCGGCTCGTCGTACGAGGTCTACGCCATCGCGGCGCACGCGGCCCCGTCCCTGTTCATGGCCGCGAGCGGCTCCAACGTGGTCCTCGGCGCGGCCACGGGGTTCATCCTCGTCCCGCCCGCGCCGCTCCAGTCGGGCGGCGTCTACGAGATCCGCTCCATGCTCGACAAGTCCATGGCCGTCGACGTGGCGGGCGCGTCGGCGGCGAAGGGCGCCAACGTCCTGCTCTACAAGGCCCACGGGCACAACAACCAGAAGTTCTACGTCACCGACGAGGGTGACGGGTGGTCCATCCGCAACATCGCGAGCGGCATGTACGTGGACGTCGCGGGCGGCAGCGCGCAGCCCGGCACCAACGTCCAGCAGTGGACCGACAATGAGGGGCGCAACCAGCGCTGGGACGTCACGCAGATAGGCACCACGACGGTCAACGGCACCAACTGCGCCGTCGTGCGGCTCGGCGCGTTCAACGCCACCGGGCTCGTCATGGACGTCGAGAAGGCCATGACGAGCAACAACGCCAACATCCTCATCTGGACGGCCACCGCCGGAGACAACCAGGCCTTCGCCCTGCTGCCAACGTCGGCGACCGACCCCAACATGCCGGCGCCGTCCGGCATCGGGCTCGCCGCCGAGGTCGGCGGGCCCTCGCTCGCCAACGTGTGGGCGCAGGACGTGGTCTACCCGACGTGGTCGTGCCCGACGTCGTGGGCGAGCTCGGGCGCCAACCACTACGAGTGGCGCTGGTCGAGCCGCACCCTCGGCGCCGACGGCTCGTGGTCGGCGTGGTCCGGCCCCGGCGCGTGGGCTGCGGCGCCCGTCGCGATCCAGGGCGACCAGGCGTGGGTCGCCGACGGCCTGCCCGGCACCGTCTCGGGGAAGGCCGTCCAGTACCAGGTCGAGGTCCGCGCCGTCGGCGTCGGCGAGACGTCGAGCGTCCGCTCGTCGCCGGCGTCGGGCGTCGCGCAGGTCGACTTCCGCCCGACCCTCGCCGTCAGCGGCCTCACGTGGACGCGCGACGGCCTGCGCGTCGACTACTCGAGCAACTACGCCGCGGGTACCATCGACCTCGACATGCGCTCCGTGACCTCGCTCGGCCTGCCCATCGTGGCAGAGCCGCACCGCACCGGGTTCGTCGACCCGTCCGGCTCCGTCACCATCCCCGTGGGCGACGTCAACGCATTTCCGAGCGACGGCAGCGTCGCCACCGTGCAGGTCGCCGTCTCGACCGACGTACGCCGCTCGTCGGTCGTCGTCGAGTTCGAGGACGTCCCCGTCACCGTGCCGCCCGGCACCATCGCGCTCGGCCTCGAGGCGGGCGCCGTCTCCGGCACGGGCGGGCTGCCCGTCACGACCGACGTGGCGGCGGCCCTCACCCTCGTGGCCGGCGGGCGCGCCTACCCGCTGGGCACGGGCACCCAGTGGGAGGTCCCGTTCCCCTATGACGAGCCCTTCGAGGTCCGCGCCTACGCCACGAGCGGCGCCGACTGGGGTGTCGAGACGCTCCGCTACCCGCACGGCCTCTCGGCCCCGGCGCGAGCCCACGGCTGGCTCGGCGCCTCCGGGCTGGTCACGCTCGCCCTGCGCCGCGACGAGGACCCCGAGCTCGCCGTCGACGCCACCGCAGAGCCCTCGCGCGCGTCGCTCGCCGGCAGGAGCCGCCCGTCCGTGTGGTTCGGCACCGCCGTCGAGGTCCAGCGCCCCGTGGCCGCCCTGCTCGTCGAGGGCGAGACGGCGACGTGGGACGAGGTCCGGGCGATGGTCGGCACGCGCTGCCTCTACCGCGCGCCCTACGGCGGGGTCGCCCGCGTGGCCGTCACCGGCGCCCACTCCGAGCGCACCCTGCGCGCCACGTACGTCACCATCGACCAGGAGGAGGTCGACCAGTGATCGACTGGAGGGACCTCGACCGCACCGAGCGCGTCCGCGTCGTGCAGGTGAGCCCCACGGACCTCGAGGGCGAGTGGGGCGAGCTCGACGGCGTCGACCTGTCGGGCTCGAGCATCGAGACGGCCTACTACAGCGACACGCGCGAGCGCGGCACCGTGCGCGTCGTGGGCGACGGGTGGAGCCGCGGCGCGTTCCTGCGCGTCTACCTCTCCATCCCCGAGTGGGGATGGGAGCACGCGCTCGGCACCTACATCGTCACGAACCAGCGCTCGAGGCTCGAGCGCGGCGAGTGGATCCACGAGCTCGACCTCCAGTCGACCCTGAAGGCGCTCGCCACCGAGCGCCTGCCTCGCCCGTGGGCCATCGCTGCCAACGCGAGCGCCAAGAGGGCCATGGCCCAGAACCTCGACGCCGCAGCGCGCCCGTGGCACGACCTCGGCGCCCTCGACGCCCGGATGAAGTCGGCCACGGTCATGGAGACGGGCACCACGCGCATCTCGGCGCTGTTCGCCCTCACGAACGCCACGCGCAACAGGCTCGACGTCGACCCCATGGGCTACGTCACGGTAGCGCCCTACGTGGTTCCGAGCGCCAAAGCGCCGTCGTTCGAGTTCGACCTCGCCGACCCTCGCGGCGTCATGGAGGACTCGCTCGAGCTCTCGACCGACTGGCTCGAGATGCCCGACCAGGTCGTGGTGGCGCACAAGTACGGCGACACGGGCGGCGGCAGCTCCGCGCAGCGAGAGATCGACGCCGTGGCCTACGTCCCCGAGGGGTCGCACCAGAGCCGCGCCGTGCGCGGCTACAGCGTCACCGACTTCCGCACCGTCGACGAGCTCCAGCCCCGCACCGCCGCGCGCGCCCAGCAGGTCGCCCAGCAGTACCTGGCCCGCGACGGCGTCGAGCAGGTCGAGTGGTCCATCGGGTGCCACTACCTGCCCCTGCGCGCCGGGGACGTGGTCGACCTCGTCGTGCCATCGGGCGACTACGCCGGCACCCGCCGGTGCCTGGTCAAGACGACCAGCCTCGAGCTGGGGGACATGGGCATGACCATCGGTCTGAAGGAGACGGCATCCGGCGACGAGGAGGACTAGCCCATGGCCTTCGACGAGCTCGCGCAGCGCCTGTTCGGGGCGAGGCGCGCCGAGAGCGACGCCATACTGACCGACGCCACCACCGGCACCATCCACGGCGTGGCCCTCACCGACTCCGAGGGCGGCGCCGTCACCGTCGAGATCACAGCCGACGTGACCGCGCCCGAGCCGCTCGAGGTCGGCGGCGAGACGTACTTCGCTGACGCCGGCGTGGGCGTCGAGATCCCGACCTCCGAGAGCGTGAGGGCGGGCGACGAGGTCCTCGTGAGCACCTACGGCGCCGGGACCATGCGCTCGCCCGTCGTGACCGCCGCCGTCGGCTCCGGTGACCGCATGGCCGCGCAGGTCTCCACCGCCGCAACAGCCGCGCAGGAGGCCGCAGCCGAGGTCGAGCAGGTCAGGCAGGACGTGGCCGACTTCCGCAGCGACGTTGCGACCACCTACGCCACCAAGGTCGAGCGCGAGGACGGGGACGATGCCGTCAAGACGTGGGTCACCACCAACTACACAAACAGCAACGACCTAGCCACCACCTACGCAACCAAGACGCTCGTCTCCCAGACCAAGGACGCCATCGAACTCGCTGCCAGCCAGACCTACGAGACGCAATCGGACGCAGCCGCGACCTATGCGACCAAGTCCGCGCTCACGGTGGGGCTTGACGGCATCAGGTCCGAGGTCGCGGAGGACTACCAGCCAAAGGGCGACTACGCCACCACCGCTGCCATGAACAGCGCCATCCAGCAGAGCGCGTCGAGCATCGAGTCGAGCGTGGCCGCGACCTACGAGACGAAGAGCGACGCAGCCGCCACCTATGCGACCAAGACCGAGGTCCAGCAGACGGCATCCGGCCTCGACACGCGCATCACGACGGCCCAGAGCACGGCTGACGGGGCGTACCTTGAGCGAACTGCCACTGGAACCACCATCGACACCACGGGCGCGGCGTCCATCCGCTCGCTCATTGTCGAGGGCCAGTCCGTGCAGGACGGCACGCCCACGCCGAGCGCACCCGTGCCGATAGTGAGCGTGGAGTCGCGGAACCTCTACAACCTCAACGGCAATCTCGGCTTAACGGTCAGATGCACGTACACGGTCGATGGCGACGAGGTAGTCATGTCGGCGACTGGCACCGACGGCTTCATCGGCAACGTTCCCAGCAGAGGTGCGACATGGTCTGCTGCCGACGGTCTGCTCATGCCAGTTGTCGGCGGCGAATCCTATGCACTATATCTCGGGAACTCGTTCTTTAACAAGAACTACATCACATGGTGGAGCGCGGAGAAGACTTCGATTTCGTCTAACTACTGGAATGACAGCATCATGTCGTTCAAGGCGCCCGATACGGCTGCGTACGCAACTCTTCGATTTGGCTCTGCGAGCACAGTCACTAGCACAGAGTACCGCACGACGGTTTATTTCGGTCATGGCGCTGTGCCAGAATATTATGTGCATCAGCCATACGGAGCGATTTCCATCGCTACGGTCGGCAAGAACGTGGCAAGGCTGATCCCAAGTGCCTTGGTCACTGAAAGCGACGGCGTATTCAGCGCAACAGGGTTGGCTCTCAACACAATCTACGCAAACAACGGCGTCTCCTACATTGTGCGGGCCGCAGATGGTGGGTATTTCCCAGAGTCAACGACACTGTCTTTCGATGCATATACGGACGGCAATGCAAGCACGAGTGGCAACGGCCTCGTTGTTGCCGCGAGGAACAGCTCTAACGCAATCGCCAAGTACATGGTGCAGGCTCCGAACAGCACGAGCACATGGACGAAATTCTCAGCCGACCTCAGCGGCGTGAAGAATGCAACGGAAATCATTATTACGTACGCGTCGGCAGGCGCGAACATTTGGCACATTCGAAACTTCTGCATCCGACTGGACGGCTCAACCGAGTACGTTCCATACGAGTACACCGCCACCCCCATCGACCTGCAAGGCCACGCCCTGCGCTCGCTGCCAGACGGAACGCACGACGAGATGGCCGTGGACTCGCTTGGGCACGTGACCATGACTCAGCGGGTGGGAGAAGCGACCATCAATGGCAGTGAGGGCTTCGCGTGGATTCTCGGAACCACCCAGCTCGGTGATAAGACAGTAGTGCACGTCACCAAGGCATCGTGGGCGACGAAGTTCGGCGCAGTGGCGAACGTAGTAGCAATGGCAACGGGAAGGAGAAACGTAATCTGCGACCGCTTGCCAGCAAACGGCGTGGCATACAACACGTGGGATGGCCCAGCTATACAGGTTTGGCCAGATAACTCGGCTGCGTTCATGATTTGTGTAGGTCAGAGCTTCTCAACATCGGCAGACTTCAACACGTGGCTGCAATCGAACCCGCTGACAGTGCTCTACCCGCTCGCTACGCCACAGACCATCGACCTCGGCACCATCGACCTCCCGACACCCGCCGACACGCTCTGGCTCGACGCGGCGCTCGTGCCGACGATTGAAGCGACGTGGTGGACGGTCGGCGGCATCGCCGGGCAACAGGCGCTCGATGCCGAGGTCACCGAGCGGCAGACGCTCATCAGGCAGTTCAGCGGTGGCGTGCTTGCGGGCTACGTGGGCAACGCCATCGCGGCGCTGGTAAACGCGGCTGGCTCGTTCGACGTGGTGCGAACGGCGTGGAGCGGTGGCGTGCCGTCAATACTCGGTACCCTTGCACGGTACGCGGCCAGCGGAATCTCGCTGTTCGACGCGGCTGGCAACGTGCTGGCCGAGTTCGCCAGCGACCACGTGCGCATCGGCGGGGACGTGCCGATAGGCGACGCCACCACGGGCGGCGAGGCATCCGTCCAGTTCTTCGACCAGACCAGCACGCATACCAGCCACATGGACGCCTCGACCTACATAGACGAGCAGGCGGCGAGCGGTGACTACGGCGCGTACTACGACATGCGGAACGAGACGAGCATCACCACGTCCCTTGATGATGATGGGCGCGTGGTTGACACCAACTCCAACGGCACCGCATCGGTGCAGCTCAACCAGTGGATGTCCTACGGCATCACCGACGTGGACGAGCAGTTCAGCGAGGTCACGGCGGCGCTCGTTGCCCATTCCGCCTACAACGAGAACAACGACACCGACTACCCGCAAGGGGACGCATCGCTCGAAGTCGTGGCAACGACGGGCAGCGCCTACAGCAGCGGCGGTTCGCACATCACGCTAAATGCCGACGCGCTGCAACTCCCGGTCAACGGCCACACGAGCGTGGTCATGCGGCAGGTGCTGTGCGCCCTGCTCAGGCCGTCCGCGACCTACACCCCGCTGGTCGGCACATGGAACACGGGAACCGCGAACGCATGGGAG